CAATAAAATTAACGGTAGGGAACTTATCACGGAGATTACGAAGTAGCACATCAGTAAAACCATACCACTCAACATTCAAAGAATAAGTATTTCCAGTCTTACGGTCACGCAGGAAACCATTTGACCCAATTGAATTCACACCAAGATAATCTCCATCACGACGATTAAACCCCTTATGATGCTTCAATGGTGCTGCTTCACCATCAGTCAGAATCACACACTGGACTTTCTGCAGTTTATTATCTTTTTGGAAAGTAGGAAGAATTTCATGAAGAGCAATCAAAGTCTCATTTAAAGGAGTTCCTGAAAGACTCCAACCGATTGGAGGAGTATAACGAGTATAATGCTCATCACTAAAACTACGAGCAATCCGATAGATATTCAACATTTGGTCTTCAAGTGTCTTACCATTTGTCTTACTGGTAAGCATATTCATCAAAGAAAAATATTCACAAACCTGAATCAATCCATCTTTCTTTTGATACAAGGGTTCAGGCATAATCGGTTTATTGTTCTCATCATACTTAAAGATTGGATAATCATTGGTGAAGGCATAGACTTCAAAAGGAATATTAACTTTCTTACAGAACCAGATGAGGTTGAAGAGTTGCTTTACAGTATCCAGCATTACACGACTCATAGAACCAGACCAGTCCAAAACAAACACCAGACCGTGATTCTTGCCGTCTGCAAGCGTTGTCACCTTACGGAAGAGGTCTTCGTTGTATTTGTAGGTATGCAGTTTAGAGCAGTCTAGAACGCCTGTACGGGCGGTTGAGGCACGTGCATAACTATCTGCTGCCTTACGACACTCAAACTCTTTGACCAGATAATTAACTTCTTTCTGCGCCGAACGCTTAAATTCACGGAACTGTTTATCCGCCTCACCAAAGATTTCACCAGATTCATAGACATTAGTATCAAGATAATGTGCCCAGGATTCCTTACAACGATTATGAACTTCAACATTACTTACAATAATTTGCTTTACATTTAGTTTAGGAATCTCCACATAAACATTTTCCCAACCATCTTTATTTACAAGGTCTTTAAGTGCTTCTTCAAGATTATCAGCGGTCTTAACTTCAGGTTCAGAAGTTTCACCACCTTGCTCACCTTTAACTTCTTGTTGCCCCTGTTTTTCGGATTTTTGTTCGCCAATTTCATCAGAACTTCTACCATCACCACCTTCCATTTCGGGTTGATCGTTCTCACCTTCTTCTTGATCAGTAAAATCTGAGGGTGAAGAATTACCATCAGGTTCCTCATTTTCGTGAGAATCTAGATTAACTTTAGTTTCTTCCTGTTGCTTTTGCTTACAGTATTTGTAAAGTGCTTCGGCAGCATCAAGTGCCTCAGCAAAAGTTTCTGCATCACCAATCTGATTGATGATATTCTGCTCTTCTACCGTAAAATCAAGAGAGATAAAATTACCAATCTTAAAATAAAGATTGGCACGATCAGCAAGATTATAAGTGGAAATATCCTCATCACCCAATTGAAAGAAGTCCTGATCACTCAATTCTTTATATCCACCATAGAAAGTCTTGGCAAGACCCGCATACTTACGCTTCATCAATTTCTCAATGCGAGCATCCTCAGTCACATTCACAAACTGGAGAGGGATCTTATTATTTTTAGACCAATCCTCATCAGGTGTGAAAAGTGCGTGACCGACTTCGTGACCAACCAAAAGGTCATACACAATATTGCTTGCCTTCTCCCACATAGGCAGAGTGAGCACACGAGTATGAACATTAAAGCAGGCAGTCTCTACTTTCTTGTGCTCAACCACAAGGTCTTCAGTAGCAAGCAGTTTGGCAAGTTGAGATTTGATTTCGTGATTGACAGTCATAGGTTTGTTTTGGAATGAACCCATCATACAAAAAAAGAGGGTGGTGAGACCCCCTGATGTGCCAGTTTGAAAAGTGGAATTACCGAATTCCTTTTTCCTTTTTAACCTGAGCAACACGTTCTGCTCCTGTTGTTCCTTGAAATTGAGGTAAATTTAATCTTCCTCTGCGAATATCTTTTGCATCCTTATTCATTTCATCTCTTTCTCTATGTTCTGCTCTTCTATCAACGTCCCCCGTATGAAGAGATGAATTTGGAATATTTACTCCTGCACGACCTGCTCTTGCAGTTCTTACTTCTCTTTTTTGTGCTTGAGTCAATCCAGCATCTACTTTTGCCTCAACAATACTCTCTCTCCAATCTTCACTCATATTTGCCATAATAGTAATTGCTGCCTCATTTGTATCAGCATAACCTTCATCAAGGAGGTGTGAAAGAATGATGTTGTAGAGGTCAAAACTGTCAGTAATACGATAAGCACCTGTTGTCCCTGGTTTTGGATGCATATTTCTTGCTGTTGTTTCAGTTTTCTTTGCAGCAATGTGAGCAGATGCTCTGGTTACCTTTTCCCTCTTCCCCAATTTATCAACTGACTGTTGAGTGTCTCCTTGAGCAGCATCCAGTCTTTGATCAGCAACAGCATTTCTTGCCCTATCACCAATTGCACTTTCATCAAGATCATAAACTTGACTATAAGATTCTTGAAGGGCACGAAATTCTTGTGAGTTCATCTTTACAATTACTTTTTGAATTATTTATAAAAAAAGAGGGTGGTGAGACCCTCTTGTGTGCCAGTTTGAGAAGTGGTCTAAACCATTTCTTATCTAGAATGAATTTTTCGTAAATTCTCTTGTTTCTGACGATAATCTGGATCATTCTCCATCCTTTCCTGATGTTTTTTCTGCCTCTCCATAAAGGCATCTTGTTCCTGTTTTTGTCTATACTCTTTAGCTCTTCTACCCATAGAAGCAGTAATTTCATCCAGTTGCTCAATCTCTTCAACAATACTCTCTCTCCAATCTTCACTCATATTTGCCATAATTGCTTCTGCTGCCTCATTTGTATCAGCATAACCTTCAGCAATTAAATATTCCATAATATATTCATCATTTAATCCTTTTCTTGCAACGTGACCAGCAAGTTTAGCAGCACCTGATGCTCCCTTACCAACTTCAAGAGCAACTCCACCAACTTTTTTAGCTACATTACTAATTGTTTTTCCAGTTTCTTTTGCAGCACTCATAGCAGCGTTGTGCCTTTCAATACCCCTATTAACAGCACCCGCAACACGGTCCAAGAATCCTGGTTTTTTAGGTTGTTTCTTTGCAGCAGCAGCAACTGCAGATTGTCTTTCAAGAGATGCCTTCATCCCGGATGGTTTTGATGCGGATGCCTTATTTTCAGTTTCTTGTCTTGCTGCTTTTTGAGCACGAAGTCTCTTTAATGATGCTGCCTTTGGTTTTCCTTGAATTGCTTTTCCAGAAGCAAGTTTAGGTTCAATCTTTGTTCCACCTGCTCTTGCTTCGGTTAAATAATATTCTTCAGCAATAGTATAAACAAAATTAGCAAATCCCTCTAGACCAAGATCTTCAATCAGAATATCAACTCCATCCTCATTTAACCCCATTTCATAGAAATATTCCGCAGCAATCTCTACCTCCTCTTGCCTTATAACTCCCTTCATTTTTGGACCTTTTCTTGTCGCCTTAGATTTGGGAGAATCGCTATATGGGGGTTTATCATAAGCATCAGTCAATCTTGGACCTGTAGCACTTTCTTGCTCATAAATTCCATTATAAGCTTCCCAAAGGCCGACAATTTCTTGATCTCTCATTTTTCCAAAAACTTTTTCAATTATTTATAAAAAAGAAGCACCCCTTTCGGAGTGCTTTTTCTTGAAGGCTTTAAGTCGTGCCTTTGCTTGTCGGAGTGCTTGTGGTTTAAGTTTCCGCTTCTGATCCTTTTTGGAGTGGTGTTGCCAGTTTGGGGTGTTCATTTTGGGTTACGGCCCAATCTATGACCGTGCGAATTTGTTGATTGTAGAACCATACAGATTTTAGCATATCGGCGCTCACTCCGTGGGTTTCCATCTGAACTATCAGGGAATTCAGATCTTTGGGGAAGCAGGTGCCACCAAATCCACGATCATTATCAAATCCAGGGACTTGAGTATGAGATTCTCCAATCCTACTGTCTGAGGTTACACCAGAACACACAGTTTCATAATTCATTCCAACTGCTTCACAAAGATCGTACATTTTATTAAAGTATGCTACTTTGCAAGCAAGGAAACTATTTGCGAAATATTTAATTGCCTCACTTTCATCAGAAGTAGTTATAACACTTGGAATTTCTGGAAATATAGTTTTAAAGAAATTTACGAACTGTTGGCAAAGATTTTTATCACCACCAACAACATTTCTTTCAGAATTCCTAAAATCTTCAACCGCATTCCTAGCAGTTAAAAATTCTGGATTGTGAATAACTTTATGTTTTTTAGAATATTTTTTAGTAGTTCCAATAGGTACTGTAGATTTAATTACAAATATACCATCAACAGTTTTTGGAAGATCTTTAAAAAAACTATCTAAAATTGAAAGATCACACTCTCCAGTTGATTTCATTGGAGTTGGTAAGCAAACAAAAATAAATGCTTGCTTCAATACCTCATCTAATGTATTAAATGATTTATTTTTATCAACATCAAAAACTTTACAGGATATTTTATCTCTTAGATTTTGATATACTGCATTTCCAACAAATCCATTTCCAATAATTCCAATCATAAACTAATCCTACTAAATCCTTTTACTTTTTCAAATTTTATTACATTATCAAATTTATCATAAAGATCCGTTTTGTGAGAAATCACAAAAATATTAGCATCTTTAATAACATAGCGAATAATTTTCAAGAACTCATCAGTTCCGAAACCATCAAGTGAAGAATCAAATACCTCATCCATAATTAAAAGATTGGTATTCACAGAGTTCTTGAGTCTTGCAACTTCTCTCCAAGTAAATAGCAAACTTAAATCTACACGCATCTTTTCACCTTCACTAAAAGAACTATAAGAGAAGTTCTCGTGAATCGGTGATTGAATAGATTCATTAAACTCTTCATCCAGATGAAAATTAATGTAAAAATCCATCATCTGCAAATAACGATTCACCTGTTGATTGATGAAGGGAAGATACTTCTTGATGATTTTAGTTTTTACACCATCATCTTTGAGAAGAGAATATGCAAAATCGTAATAAACAACTTCTTCCTTTTTCTTTGATAGATCACCAAATGTCTTCTGAAGATTTTCCCGAAATTCTTCTAATTTATCATGTTCAGTATTTCTGTTTTTAAGTTGTTCGGTAATAGTTTGAATTTCAGATTCAAGGTCTCGGATTTGTCTTTGATTGTGGGAAATCCGAGTATTGTTTTGAGAAATCTCATGGTTGAGTTTTGTAATCTCTTTTGAAAGTGCAGTGAATTGACGCTCCCTTTCTTCTTCCAATTTTATGGTCTCCTCAAGGTCTTTATAACCTTTTTGAAGTTCTTTTGCCTTATCTTGAGCGTCTGTAATTCTATCTAGACGAAATCTTTCATCAATAGTTTGAGTACAAGTGGGGCATACCGCATTTTCGGTAAAGAACTTATGCTCTGTGGCAATAGCAGATAGTTTCTGAGAAATTTTACCTTTCAGATTTCCAAGTTTTTTAAGTTTATCGGCAGCACCAGTTACTTCCTCAAGTTCTTTCGTAAATTTAAAAATATCTTCTTCAGTAATAGAATTCTCACGCATATGAACTTCAGATTCGTTCATCAATTCAGTTACTTTTACTTTACGATTTTCAATATTTTCTTTGCCCCGATTTTCCAACTCTTCAATAAAGTTCTTTTGCATTTTCTCTTTATCTTTTAGAGTTTCTTTGCGAGATTCTAAAGATTTAATCTGATCTTTTTCTACACGAATCCTATCCTTAATTAGAGCATTCATCGCAGAGAAAATACGAATGTCCAACAAGTCCTCAATCACCTCACGACGATTTGCCGTAGTGAGTTGCATAAAAGGTACAAATGTACTAGATCCCAGAATCACAATTTGGGTAAAAGACTTATAATTAACTTTAAGAATGTTTTCTTCTAGAATTCTTTGATTGGCACGATCATCTGCTTCTTTATGTAAGATAACTCCATTTACCTCAATATCAAATGTATTTGGTTTAATTCCACGACGAACAAGATATTCTTTACTATTTACAGAGAACTCAATCTCTACCAAACAATCCTTTTCATTAGTACTGTTGGCAAGTTGAGGTTTATTAATCTTACGAAATGGGCGATTGAACAAAACAAAAGTCAAGGCATCTAGCACAGTAGATTTGCCAGCACCATTTGTTCCAATAATCAAATTGGTATTGTGGTTTTCAAAATTAATTTCAGTCCAGTTATTACCAGTACTTAAAAGATTTTTCCAACGAATTTTATGAAATTGAATCATTTTTTGGGGGGAATTACGATATCTTCGGGAGTAATTACGGCATACTTGTAATTATGCATCTTACAAGTCTTTATGGCAAGATCATCATCTACTTCTATTACATCCATTTCTTTTTCTTCTTGATCTTCCAACATTAAAGCATAACGAGTGGCATCATCCTCTTCCTCAAATAAGAACAGAACTTTTTCACCATACTGGTCTTGAACAGCATATGCACCATCATCTTTTCTATCTTTAAGAGTAAGAAGAAACATTATTCTACTTCGCAAGCTTGTCTATAGAGGTCTTGAAAAATTCCTTTGATAATATTTTTATCATACGCAAATTCTGCATCATCAATATAACGATTTAGAATTGAAATTGTATTCTCTTCCTCATCAATTTGAAACTCTTCATTTTCTTTAATATCAAAGTTTTCAATAATCTTAAGTTCTTGAACACCTACAGTATAAAGTTTGTCGATAAATTTTTCAAAATCTTTTGGTTTTGATTTTTTGCGAACAATTACTTTTACAATTTTATTCTGATACTCAGTAGGATCAAATATTTGATAAGGAGTATCATCATAATAAAGATTATAGAATAATTTATGAGGATTATTAATCGGAGTGTGGATGAGAGTTTCCGTATCAAAGATATGAAATCCACGAGGATCATTTACATCATTCCAATACATCTCATATGTATTACCTAAGTAATAAATTTTACCATTATCAGAACGAGTATGATAGTGCCCAGAAAATACTTTGGTAAATTTATCAAAAATCTTTGAGTCCATACCATGCTCTTCCATCACAAGATTCCGATTTACGAGGAAACCTTGAAGTTCTAAATGCCCCATTGCAATCTTTGCCTTGGACTTCTTAATTTGATTAATAGTTTCATCATAATTCTCACTACAAATCCAGGGCACCATCATAATATCTAAACCACCAACGTTAATTGTCCGTGGAGAACTATAGGTCTTAATATTTGAGTAAGTTTGAAGAAGAAGACTTGGAGAATTAACACTGTTGGTATTCTTATAGTAACAATCATGATTACCAATAATCATATGAACTTCATGATTTTTAAGAGGTTCAAATACAACTCTCTTCGCCCATTCCAGACTTTGATAATCAATTGACTTACGACTATCAAAAGCATCACCCATATGAATGACTGTCTCTACCCCGTGCTCTTCTAGTCCAGGAAAGAAAACATTCTTATAGAAAAGTTCA